TTTTAAAATGTCCTTCTTGCTAATTATCGATGAACTTGTGAATTTCACCGTTTATTACATTTTTGCCGCAATGTCCTTCTTTTTTCCCCCTGTCCCCCAGGGAGGAAAAGAACAATCTTTGCGCAATCAGCTTGCAGTTTTGACGCGCAAGCAAAACAAAACCCCTAAAGATTTTGCGGACATTGTCCGCATCAGACTGGCCCTGAGAAGCTTTTCTGGCAACAAATTTAATAGGGATAAGAGGATTCCTAAGTTTACGCCTCACTCCGCGACTGAGAATCCCCGATTTAATCCGACTTATTTACGTTATCAAAAACATTTTATTGATTTCGTATTTACTTACTTTCATTTGACTACTAGGAGAGAATATCTTACTGACAAGTTTAACACCTTGCGCAGAAAGATTTACTTTTCGAAGCTCTCAAATTCCCTTACTTCCCCTTTTATTGGGAGAGAACAATTTCTTCCAAGACTGAATGTTCAAAACTTTGTTAGTTTGGACATCTCAAATTTTGAAAGAGTTACTCTCTTAATCATCTCCATTTCAGATTCCAAGAGTTATTTGGGAGTTTCTAGTGCTATATTGCAGTTCATTAAAACTGAATATTCCAAGTCGCTTTCCAGCATTTCTTGGGATGCTATAGTTTCCTATTTATCCCCTGTTGAGCCTCAATCTGGAGAAGATTTTGTTGAAACTATAAAGATTTTCAAGGAAAATTTTTCTAAGTTTTCTACAACTAAACTTTATCAGTACATTAAGAGATCTTTGTCCCTTATTGTTGGGTTGGGTTATTGTCAATTTCTATCCGTTCCATTTTCTATAAAAGGAATGGAGGTTTTTGATATGCAAATTCAGTCTTCCAAATTTAATGCTTTTTCAGCCATGGACCTTACGGTTAACTTAGTTGAAGAAATGGGGAGAGTCTTCTCCGCTTGCTTTGTCAGCGGATCTCTTACTCCTTTCTTGTATTCTTCTAATGAAATTGAATCTATGGAATCTCTTTATTTAGAAATGATTGAAGTTGTTCCTTATATGATTAATGGAGATTTGGAAGCTGTCGACACTACTCCAGAAATTTTCTGGACTAAATTGGATAAGCTTAATAATATTCTCCTTTCTATGCACGCAGGAGCGAACCACCCCATTGAGAAAAACCTTATTTTTCAGAAACTCGTTACTGTGCGTAAATGGGTTGCAGAATATAATATTGTACAAAATTCTGGAGCATTGCGAGAAGCCCCTTTTAGCTTTTGTTTTCACGGGTTGTCTGGAGTAGGTAAAACTACTGCAGCCAACTTGTTTAATATTTCCATCCTTAAGGCGAACGGTTTCGACTGCGATCCTAAGAAGATTGTTACACATAACGAAAATGATAAATATTTTTCCAATTACCGTGCTGATGTCGTTACTATTGTCTTAGATGATATTTGCAACACCCGTACTGATATGTTGGAAGAATCTCCTTTGGTTAATCTTCTTAAGTTCAAGAATAATAATCCAGAATATGCTGTCATGGCTGATCTTGCCTCAAAAGGCAAGATTCCCGTGAGACCAAAGACTTTGTTGTTGACTACTAATGTTCCCAACCTTAATGCAGGCGACTTTTCTAATGAACCATTGTCCATGATGAGAAGAATAGATATGCATATTGGTGTATCTGTGAAGCCTCAGTTTAGGACACCTGGTTATCATTATTTGGATCAATCTTTGGTTATTGATTATATTTCTAATCTTCCCGAAGATGAGCAAGTTTGTTCTGACATTTGGGATTTCACTGTTTTGAAGGCGATTCCCCATAGTTCGAGAACCGACGATAAAATGGTAAGCTATCTTAATTTGGTAGATGGAACGATTGTTAAAGACGTTAAATGTTTGCCCGATGATATAGCTAAAATTGGCATTAAAGATCTTATTCGCCTCGGTGTAAAAATGTCTCAAACGCATTTCAAGAATCAGCGATCTGTTGTGAGAAATGCTAATAAATTGCATGAAACCATTCATATTTGTGATGTTTGCTCCAATCCCAAATTCTGTTGCGAGTGTGAGAACACAACGCAATATGGTATTGAAAGAGAAAATATTTTTGATCGTGTAGCTTACTACCAGTCATGCCAAAATCTATACATGTATAGACTTTTTGGATCAATGTTTTTGAATTACCCTTTCATGAGAATAGTGACTTTCTTTACTAAACCCAAATTTTGGTTTGAGTTTATTAAATTGAGATTATTCACTCTCTCAGTAGTGTGTCTTTATTGGTATACATTTCCCAGTATGTGGAAACTTGCTGTAATTATTATAGTATACTTGACAGTTCACATTTCTGTTTCAATGTTGGAAGAATTTGATCTTTGTATTAGGAATTCGTCCTTAATTCCAGGATATTTCTCGCGATTAGGTAATCGCGTCCGAGAAACCAATTTGATTTGGCTATTCGGTGGGTGTGTAACAGTATTTGCTGCAATTAAGTTCGTAAAGAGCCTTATTAAAGTTGCCAAAGTTGATTCCCATTCCGGAGCTACCCCTGAACAAGAGGAAGCTCTAAAAAGGAAATTGTCTGCTGTGTCACAATGGGATAGAACTATTGTCACACCCCTTCCGGCTACTGAACATGCCAAATGTACTACTACCGAGAGAGCAATTATCAAAGTAGCAAAGAATGTAGTTTACGTTCGGTACTTGGTG